GTCACGGAGAGGTTTTTTCCCGCCCTACACACGCGAGGCCCAGATGCCCGACTGGCCTGCGGATGCGGTGGAGCGACGCCCAGTCGCCTCGCTGATCCCCTATGCACGCAACGCCCGCACCCATTCTGACGAGCAAGTCGCCCAGATTGCGGCCTCGATCCGCGAGTTCGGGTGGACGATTCCGGTCCTGGTGGACGAGAAGGGCGGCCTGATTGCCGGTCACGGCCGAATCATGGCGGCCCGGAAGCTTGGGATCGCCGAGGTGCCCGTGATGGTCGCCCGCGGCTGGTCCGAGGCCCAAAAGCGGGCGTATGTCATCACGGACAACAAGCTAACCCTCAACGGGGGGTGGTCCGACGACCTGCTGAAGTCCGAGTTGGAGGGGCTGCGGGACGAGGGATTCGACCTCGGGCTGACGGGCTTCTCCGGAGACGAGCTTGCGGCGCTGTTTGCGGACAAGACTGCGGGCCTGACCGACCCTGACGAGGTGCCCGAGGCGCCCGAAACCCCGGTCAGCGTGCTCGGGGACGTGTGGATTCTGGGCAAGCACCGGATCGTCTGCGGCGACTGCACGGATGCGGACGTGGTGGCGAAGGCGCTGAATGGCGTGTCGCCCCACCTGATGGTCACCGATCCGCCCTATGGCGTGGAATACGAGGCAGGCTGGCGGAACAAGGCCATGCCAGCGAAGAACGACCCCGCGCGCTGGCGTGACGGCGCGGGCCGCGCCACGGGCAAGGTGCTCAACGACGACAAGGCCGACTGGCGCGAGGCTTGGGCGCTGTTCCCCGGCGACGTGGCCTACGTCTGGCATGCTGGCAACATGGCGCACGTCGTCGCTGAAAGCCTGCTCGCCTCGGGCTTTGACATCCGTGCGCAAATCATCTGGGGCAAAAGCCAGTTCGTGATCGGGCGCGGGCATTACCATCCGCACCACGAGCCCTGCTGGTATGCCGTCCGCAAGGGCGCGACAGGCCACTGGAACGGCGACCGCAAGCAGTCAACGCTCTGGCATATCGAGAAGCCGCGCAAGTCCGAGACGGGCCACTCTACGCAGAAGCCCGTCGAGTGCATGCAGCGGCCCATCGAGAACAACAGCAGCCCCGGGCAGGCGGTCTACGAGCCGTTCAGCGGCTCGGGCACCACCATCATCGCCGCCGAGATGACCGGCCGGGCGTGTCATGCGGTCGAACTCTCGCCCGCCTATGTGGACGTGGCTGTGAAGCGCTGGGAACAGTTCACAGGCCAGGCAGCCTGTCTTGAGGCAACGGGGCAGACGTTCGCCGACGTAGTATCAATCCGCGCTGGTAAGCGCGGCTGAGTGCACAACTCATACACAGTCCGGTCTTTCCACGCCCTTTAGTGGGCTCTCCGCACTTCTTGCATTCGCGGGCGCGCTTGGACGCGAAGTCCTTCCCGTGAACCCGGCCGTGGCAGGGGATGCACAGCGTCAGGCCATTGGTCACATCGAAACGTCGGTCAGGGTGGGTCGCAAACGGAAGAACATGGTGGGCGTGCATGCCGCCTGCCCTTGTGCCGCAGTGGCGGCAGGTTCCGTTGTCTCGCGCGAACACGGCAATTCGCCAGGACCGTAGCTCGGTCGATGCGCGCCCTCTGGCATTCTCAAGCGACGCGCCGCCTTTCCAGCCAGGGTGCCCCTCGCCAGACATCGTTACCGTGTAGCAGCGCTTGGAGCAGTGATGCTCGCGCTGCCCGGGCTTCACTCGAAATGCCTTGCCGCACGTTCGGCAGGTTCCGGTTCCTGCCCGCACTGACCAGCACGCCTTGCTGCAATACTTGGCCGTGTCGGCTCGGAAATGGTGGGTCCAAAATGGCGCGCGACACAGCGCGCAGTTCTTGCTCACACGCCTACGGCGCCCTGGGCGGGGTTCCATGCAGGACGGATAGCGTGGACCCACGCGAGAGTGAATCCGTATCCGCCAAATATCGCCCAGATCAGCGCCGAACGCCTCGGCACAGGAGCCTAGACCATGCAACGGGGCCGACCGGCCTTCCAGCCGACCGATGCCCAACGCCGCCAGGTCAAGGCCATGGCGGCCTATGGCATTCCGCATTTCGACATCGCCAAGGTGCTGGAGTGCGACGAAAAGACGCTGCGGAAGCACTTCTGGGCCGAGCTTGAGACTGGCGGCATCGAGGCCAACGCTCGCGTCGCCGAGAACATGTTCAAGATCGCCACCGGCTCGGGCCGCGAAGCGGTGATCGCCGGCAAGTACTGGCTCGCCTGCCGCGCCGGCTGGCGTGAGGCGGCGACGGCAGACGACCTCGGCAAGAAAGAGCAGCGCCAGCAGGCGGCGCTCACCGCCGAGCAAGGGACGCCGTGGGAAGCCCTGCTGAACCGGCACTAGGCTGGCGCACCGCCTGTCCCGACTGGGCTGCTCGCATCCGCGCCGGCCGGTCGCTGGTCCCGGACCTGCCGCTCATTAAGGCCGAGGCGGACTGCGCGGTCGAGATATTCAGCCGCCTTCGGCTCCCGGACGTCCCGGGCCAGCCAGAGTTGCGCACCGCGGCCGGCGAATGGCAGCGCGACATGGTCCGCGCCCTGTTCGGCTCCTACGATCCGGCGCGGAACGTGCGGCACATCCGCGAAATCTTCGCGATGGTGCCGAAGAAGTCGAGCAAGACCACGGCTGGCGCCGCCATCATGACGACGGCGCTGCTGATGAACCGCCGCCCGCGCGCCGAGTTCCTGCTGATCGCGCCGACCCAGGAGATTTCCGACCTCGCATACCGCCAGGCGGTGGGCATGATCGAGGCGGACCCGGTTCTCGCGGCCAAGGTCCACATCCGCGAGCACCTCAAGACGATCATCTTCCGCCCCACCGGGGCGTTCCTGAAGGTCAAGTCCTTCGACCCAAAGGTCGTGACCGGCAGCAAGCCCGCCGGCGTCCTGCTGGACGAGCTCCATGTGATCGCCGAGGCGCCGAACGCGGATCGGGTCATCGGGCAGCTTCGCGGCGGCCTGATCTCGCAGCCCGAAGGCTTCCTCGTCACCATCACCACCCAGAGCGAGCGCGCGCCGGCCGGCGTGTTCAAGGCAGAACTCAAGACGGCGCGCGATGTGCGCGACGGCAAGCTGCAAGCGCCCATCCTGCCGCTGATTTACGAGTTCCCGCCCGACATCATGGCGTCGGACGCGTGGCGTGACCCCGCCAACTGGCCAATGGTCACGCCGAACAACGGCCTCTCCATCACGGTCGAGCGCCTCGTCGATGAGTTCAACCAGGCAGAGGCCAAGGGCGAGGCGGAATTTCGCCGCTGGGCAACTCAGCACCTCAATATCGAGCTGGGGGTCGCTACCGCAGACGACAGTTGGCCCGGCGCGCAATACTGGGAACGCCGCGCCGACCCCACGCTGACGCTCGACACCCTGATCGAGCGGTGTGACGTGGCCGTGGTCGGCATCGACGGCGGCGGGCGGGACGACCTCCTCGGCCTCGCCGTCATCGGCCGCGAGCGGGGCACGCGCCGCTGGCTGGTCTGGTGCCGCGCCTGGTGCGTCCGCAACGTGCTCGATATCCGCAAGAGCATCGCATCCACGCTGCGCGACTTCGAGGCGGCCGGCACGCTCCGGATCATCGACAACGAATCCGCGGAGGATGTGGTCGAGGTCGCGGATATCGTGGAGCGGCTCGACCGCGAGGGCTTGCTTCCGGATCGGCACGCCATCGGCGTGGACCCGTCCGGCATCGTGGAAATCGTGGACGAGCTGCGGTCGCGCGGCTTCGACGCGGCAGAGGACGGCAACGGCCGTGTGGTCGGCGTCTCTCAGGGCTACCGGCTGAACGGCATCATCAAGACCTGCGAGCGGCAGGTTGCGACCGGCGGCCTGGTCCATGAGGGCTCGGGCCTGATGAACTGGGTCGTCGGCAACGCCAAGGTCGAGGCGCGCGGGAACGCGGTGCTGATCACCAAGCAGGCGAGCGGGACGGCGAAGATCGACCCGCTGATGGCGATGTTCAACGCCGCGGACCTGATGAGCCGCAATCCGGCCCCCGCGCTCGTCCCGGAGATGTTCGCAATCTAGCAAAGGAGGCCGCGGATGGGCGGACCGATCGCTCGCCTCGGCGGTCTCGTATCCCGCCTGTTCGGCGGCATGTTGGAGCGTCGCTCGGTGCAGTTCGCGCCGGGATTCTGGGAGCATTTCGCGGGCGCCCGTGCGGTGTCCGGCGTGGCCGTCAATCACCAGACGGCAATGCAATGCTCGACGGTGCTCGCCTGCGTGCATGCGATTGCCAGCGGCATCGCCATGCAACCGCTCGACTTCCAGGCGAAGCGCCAAGACGGCGGGCGCGATGATGCGTCCGACGACCCGGCCTGGGCCTCCCTGCGGGACCAGCCGAACGAGTGGCAGACCTGGCCCGAGTGGGTCGAGACAACCCTGATGCACGCCGTGTTGTGCGGCGATGCGGTCAGCTTTGTGAATCGGCCGAACCCGCGCGGGCCGATCCGTGAACTGATCCCGCTGGTGCCGGGGTCCTTCGTGATCGAGCAGGGCGCGGATTACGGGCTCACCTACCGCGTAACCCTCGCGGGTGACCGCTCAATGACCCTGCCGCGGGCGCAGGTCTTTCATCTGCGCTCGCCCTCGTGGAACGCCTACTCCGGCATGCCGGCGGTCACCTTGGCACGGGAGGCGATTGGCCTGGCGCTGGCGACCGAGGAAAGCCACTCAAGGCTGCACGCTAACGGCACGAGGCCGAGCGGCTTCCTTACGACCGACGCGGCCCTGAAGCCGGAAATGGTGTCGCTGCTGAAAGAGCAGTGGCAGGCGATGCACGGCGGGCTCGCCAACGTTGGCAAGACGCCGGTCCTGTCCGGCGGGCTGAAGTGGCAGCAGACGTCCATGTCGGGCGTGGATGCACAGCACCTCGAGACGCGGCGCCACCAGATCGAGGAAATCTGCCGCGCCTTCGGGGTGTTCCCGCCGGCCATCGGGCATTCCGACAAGGCCAGCACCTTCGCCTCGGCCGAGCAGTTCTTCCTCGCCCATGTGGTCTTCACGCTCGGCCGCTGGACGCGGCGCTTCGAGGAGCGGCTGCGGATTGACCTGCTGACGCCCGCCGAACGCAAGCGCGGGCTCTACTTCAAGTTCAACATGCGCGCGCTGCTGCGCGGCGATGCGAAGGCCCGCTCCGAGTTCTACCGCGCCATGATCGAGTTGGGCGTGATGACCCGGAACGAGGTCCGGGCATTGGAAGACCTTTCGCCTCTGGACGGCCTGAATGATCCGCTGCGCCCGCTGAACCTGGCGACGCAGGCCGAGGCCGACGCGCAGCTTGCATCCCGGGCCGAGAGCGTTGCCGCCGCTGCGAAGGCGATGCTCGCCGCGCCCGAGCACAAGGTCGGCCGAGTGCTCTCGGCCGCGAATGAACGCCGCATCGTCACTGCCCGCGATGAACTGAACACCGTCCTGGCCGCCGTCCAGGCAACCGACGGAGATCCCGGGGCATGACCCGCGAAGTGAAGCTGCTCGCGCTGTCAGACGCGCGACTGGAGACCGAGGACAAGTCCGGAACCGTCGCGGGCTACGCGAGCGTGTTCAACGGCGTGGACAGCTACCGGGACACGATCCTCCCGGGCGCCTATGCGCGCACCATCGCCGACTGGAAGACCCGCGGCTACGCGCTGCCGATCATCGACGAGCACTGGGGCGCGACCATCGGCAAGTGGACGCACATGGAGGAGGACAGCCTCGGCCTGCGCGTGAAGGGCGAACTGACGCCCGGCCACAGCCGCGCGACGGACGTCCTGGCGAGCCTGCGCCACGGCGCCGTGTCGGGCCTCTCCATCGGCTTTCGTGCCGTTGCGGCCGAGAACGCCCCGGACGGGCGCCGACTGCTGAAGGAGATTGATCTCCTGGAAATCTCGGTGGTGACCATGCCCGCGGATTCCCGCGCTCGCGTGGACGCCGTGAAGGCCATCACCGATATCGAATCCAAGTCCCAGGCTGAGCGGCTGCTAGGAGAACTAGCACCCCAACTCAGCGGGAAGTGGCGCACTGCCTTCGTCTCGAAGGTCAGTGCAATCGCCCTGCGAGATGCTGAGGCGAAGCGACTAGAGGCCGAGTGGCTCGCCGACATGCGGCGCCGCGTGGCCGCCCTCACATCCCTCAAATAATCGGAGTTCCACCATGAGCGAGTTCGCTCCCAAGGAGCTCGTCGATGGCGCCCTGCGCGCCTTCGAGGAGTTCAAGGCCACCAACGACGCGCGGCTGCGCGACATCGAGAAGAAGGGCGCGGCCGATCCGGTCGTGACCGACAAGCTCGCCAAGATCGAGACCGCGCTGAATGGTTTCGAGAACCTGAACCAGAAGCTCACCCTCGCCGAGCAGGAGGCCAAGAACGCCAAGGCCGAGGCTGCGGAGATGAAGGAGGCGCTGGAGCGCATCGAGACGCGCCTCAACCGCCCCGGCGCATCTGCGACGCCCGCGGAGATCAAGGCGAAGCGCAATGCCTGGGCGCGCGCCGTGGTCAACGCCGTCACCCAGGGTGAGGTCAACCTCAACCAGGACGAGCGCAAGGCCATCGCCGATGTCATGGCCGAATACAAGGTGATGTCCATCACCCCGGACACGACCGGCGGCTATCTCGCCCCGTCCGAGTTCGTGGCGGAAATCCTCAAGGGCGTGACCCTGCTCTCCCCGATGCGCTCCCTGGTGCGTGTCCGGCAGACGGCCAATCGCTCGGTGCAACAGCCGAAGCGCACGGGCCAGTTCGCCGCGCAGTGGACGGCGGAGAACGCGACCCGCACCGAGACGACCGGCCTCACCTACGGCCAGTTCGAGATCGTCGCGCACGAGCTGTACGCGATGGTTGATGTCTCGCAGCAGAACCTTGAGGACAGCGCCTTCAACCTTGAAGGCGAAATCCGCGAGGAAGCGGTGCTCCAGTTCGCGAAGGCGGAGGGGACGGCGCTGGTCTCCGGCTCTGGCGTCGGCCAGCCCGAGGGCCTGCTGACCAACGCGGATGTCCTGTCCACCAACTCCGGCGCGGCCACGTCCATCGCGGACGCGGACGGCCAGGCGAACGGCATGATCACCCTCATGCACGCTCTGCCGACCTTCTACGCCATGAACGGCGTGTGGGTGCTGAACCGGGCGACGCTCGGCTCGGTGCGCAAGATGAAGGACGCGGACAAGGGCTACATCTGGGCGCCCGGCGTGGCGGTCGGACAGCCGAACACCATCCTCGGCCATCCCTACGTCGAGATGCCGGACATGCCGAACGAGGGGGCGAACACCTTCCCCATCGCCTTCGGCGACTTCGCCCGGGCCTATACGCTGGTGGACCGCGTCGCGATGACCATGCTGCGCGACCCCTACACGCAGGCCGCGTCCGGCAACATCCGGCTCTGGTTCCGCCGTCGTCTCGGCGGGCAGATCGTGCTCGCCGAGGCCGTCCGCAAGCTCAAGTGCGCGGCCTGATCCTGACCGCCGCGCGCGCCTGACGGCTGCGCGCGGCTCCCCCGAATCCAATCCGAACCCAGGAGGGCGTTATGCCTTTCGATCTGAAGAACAACATCAAGACGATGATCGGGATTTCCCCGGTTGCCGTCGGTACCACCGGCACCGGCCAGACCGGGAAGGTCATCGACCGCGCCGGCTACGAGAGCGTGACCTTCGTGAACTCCTTCGGGGCCATCACCGCGACGAATGCGACCCTCGTGGTGACGGTTTTCGAAGGCGACACGACGGGCACGCTCACCTCCGTGGCCGATGCGGACCTGATCGGAACCGAGGCCGCCGCGGGTGTGGCCGCCGCGACGCCGCGTGCGTCCGGCACGACCATGCGCGTCGTCAAGACCATCGGCTACAAGGGCGTGAAGCGGTATGTGCGGTGCAATATCCGCAGCACCGTCACGGCCGGGCCGGTGATCTCCTCGGTGGCCGTGCTCGGCCATCCGCGGGTGAAGCCGACCTCCTGACGTGCTCCGTGATGGCCAGCGACAGGTCGCCCCGACCCTCGATGGGATCAGGGCCGACCATCTTGCCCGGTATCGCTGGGCCGCCCAACGCCTCCCCGCCGCAAGCCGCGTCATCGACGTGGCCTGCGGCGTGGGCTACGGCGCCCGCATCCTCGCCGAGGCCGGGCACCGCGTGCTCGCCATCGACAACGACCCGGAGGCGATTGCCTACGCGCGCGAGCACTACGCGCACCGGCGCATTCGCTACCGGCAGGCAGACGCGTCCGCGCTCGGCGACCTGAGCGGCTTCGCGCCGGACGCTGCCGTATCCTTCGAGACCATTGAGCACCTCGCCGATCCGGCGCCGCTGCTGACGGCTCTCCGCGCCGCGCCGCTGCTGCTCGCAAGCGTGCCGAACGAGACGGTGTTCCCGTTCCGCGGCTACCTCCACCACCACCGCCACTACACGGCGGCCGAGTTCACGGACCTGTTGCGCGAGACCGGATGGCAGCCCCGCCTCTGGTTCGGCCAGGCCGACGCCCATTCCGATGTCCTGCCCAACGTCGAAGGAAGAACCCTCGTGGCTGAAGCCAAGCGCGCTCGCCCAAAGCGCCGCTCCCTCTCCAAGGCCCTGGCGCCCGTCGCGCCGCCCCCGGCCGCCGCCCCTCCTCCCGGCCCGCGCCACGTCGCGATCCTCGGCCTCGGGCCGACGCTGGAGGCCTACGTGGACCTCGTGAAGCGCCTCGGCGGGCGCCACAAGCTCTGCGATGAGGTCTGGGGCATCAACGCCGTCGGCGGCGTGCTCCAGTGCGACCGCATCTTTCACATGGACGACGTGCGGGTGCAGGAAATCCGCGCCGCCGCTCATCCGCAGAGCAACATCGCGGCCATGTTGGAATGGCTGCGAACGCATCCCGGCCCGGTCTATACGTCAGTGCCGCATACCGACTACCCCGGCCTTGTCGCCTACCCCTTGCAGGAAGTGATCAACAGCGTCGGCTACGCCTACTTCAACAGCACGGCCGCCTATGCGGTCGCATTTGCCATCGCGTCCGGCGTTCAGAAAATCAGCCTGTTCGGGATCGACTTCACCTATCCGAACAGCCACCAGGCCGAGAAGGGCCGCGCCAACGTCGAGTTCCTGTTGGGCATCGCAGCCGCGCGCGACATCGAGATCGGCCTGCCGAGCAAGACGACGCTCATGGACGCCATCGAGGGCGACACGCTCTATGGCTACGACATGGTGCGCGTGACGATCACGCAGGACGGCCCGGCGCAGCCTGCGACAGTGACGTTCACCGAGCGCGAAGCGCCGCCGCCCACGGCCGAAGAGATTGAGCGGCGCTACGATCATTCCGCACATCCGAACCGCCTTGTGGCGGAAAGGGGGGCCTGATGCGCGTTCGCGTGATTCGGTCGTTTCCTTACGCCGCTGACCACATCCACGTCGAGATGCTGGAAGCCGGAGCAGAGGTGGACGTGGCCGATGATTGCGCGCCCGGCCTCTTGGCCGAGGGCTTCGTGGAGCTGCCGAAGGCAGACGCGCCTTCGACGTCTGATGCCCCTGAACCCGCCCGGCGCCGCCGCGGCTGAACAAGGATCAACCCGCGATGTCACAGGATGCAGTCGCGCCCGGCGCGACGCTGCGGTCGAGCACGGAGACCGGCAAGGGCGGCCAGCCTTTGCAGCTCGTGCCGCGGCACGGCCTGACGCGCAACAAGTCGCAGCAGGATGAATACGTGCCCGTCGCGGTGCTCGCGGTGGATCGCATCCATGACCAGGCGGACTGGGCCGTGACGGTCTCCATCGCGGGGAAGGAGAGCATCGTCGCCATCCCGCGCCAGCACAGCCGCGAGGAAGCCGCCGAGATGGCGTGGCGCGACGTGTGCCTGGCCGCGGCGCGTCTGGGCAAGGGCGGTGGCGGCATGATCGGCAATGCGGTGCGCGCCGCTCCGGATAGTGGCGAGGAGGGCTGAGCCATGGCGAGCGTGATCTTCACCAAGTGCATCGAGCGTGCGTTCAACGGCAACCTCGATTTTGACACCGACACAATCAAGGTGACCCTCCACACGTCCTCCTATGTGGAGAACAAGGATCACGACTTCTTCGATGACGCGACGAACGAGTTGAGCACTGGCAGCGGCTACACCTCGGGCGGCGCGACGGTGACTGTCTCGGTCACGCTCGACACGACGAACGACCGCGTGGACGTCTCGCTCGGTGGCACGTCCTGGTCGTCCTCGACGATCACAGCGCGCAAGGCCATCTACCGGAAGGCCCGCGGCGGTGCGGCATCCGCCGACGAGCTGATCGCCTGTAACGACTTCGGCAGCGACGTCTCCACCACGGCGGGCACGTTCACGCTGGCGGCGTCCACGCTGCGCATCCAGAACTAGCGGCTGATCCGACTAGATCATGGCGACGATCACCGCCCCGGTCTCATCGCGCAGCACGCTCACCACGAGCGCGCTGAACAGCCTGGCCAGTGCGACCTATGTCAGCGCTGGCACGGTGGATGTGAGCGCGACCGATCCGCTGGACGTGATCCTGTCCGTCGAGGTCACGCCCGGCACGGTGTCGAGCAACAAGCAGGTTCTCGTGTTCGTGCAGCCCTCGCTGGACAACACGAACTTCCAGACCGGCCCGACCTCCGGCACCACCACGACCGACGAGGCCAATCTGCTGCTGCTCGGCGTGGTGCCGTGCAATACGAACTCCACGTTGCAGCGCGGGCATTTCAGCGTGGCCGCCGCGCTCGGCTATGTGCCGCCCTACTTCAAGGTGATCTGCAAGAACGAGACGGGCGCGGCGCTCGCCTCTTCGGGCCACGCGGTCTATTACGCGACGGTCACCGGCAACTCCGCCTGATCCGGTAGGTCTGGCATGGCGCGCCAGCCAAAGCATCCGGGGCGGCATACACGGGTTCTCCGCACGCACCCTCGCGCGCGGGGGCTGGTGCATGACTGGTCCGTTTATGACGGCATCGAGCGGCAGATCATTGACCGCGGGCTTCGGCCCGCGAATGGTGTTTTCGGCTCGGGGAATAGCGGCACAACCGGCAACTATTGGCGCACAGACCAGCACGGCTGGGGGATTGACTTCGACCCGACTGGTACGGGCACTTTCGCCTCGCAAGAGCTTGTGGTCGGTAACAGCGCCGGAAGCGGGAACCCCACAAACGGGGCGTCATGGACGCTCGCCTGCTTCGTGTCGCTGGCGTCTACGGGCTCGACCCAGACGCTGTTTTGCGGCTCTATCGCGGGGTCTATTCAGCTTCGTGTGGAATCCAGCAATACGCTCGGGCTGGTGGCCACCAGCACGGCGCTAGACGGGACTTCCACCGGCACGCTGTCGGCCGGCGTTCGCACGCATGTGGCCGTCACTTACGACGGTAGCACCGCGCGCTTCTACATTAACGGGCTCGCGTCTGGCACAGCGTCGTTCAGTCGGACGTATGGCGTTGATAATCAGGCGATCCTTGGTGCTAAACCCGGCAGTGAATACCTAAGCCTCGGCTCGCGTATCTGGAACTTCCGCGTCTGGGACCGGCCGCTGTCGGCGGCGGAAGTGCAGGACGAGGCGCTCGATCCGAACGGCATCTATGTGCTACCGACGCGCCTCGGCTGGCGGCGCGATGTGCCGGCGCTGTGGAGCACGACAAGCGGCGCGGGCGCCACCGCGCCCGGCGCGACGATCACAGCCTATGCCTTCCTGAACCCGGGCAGCGTCACAGCGACCGCACAGGTCGCGGAGACACCCTCCGTCAAGACGGCGACGGGCGCTGGCAGCGAAACCGCGCCTGCCGGGGCGGTCGCGGTGGATCTGGAAGTCTGGGGCGCCGGTGGGTCTGGCGCGAAGCAGACCAACACCGGGCGCCGCGCATCGGGCGGCAACGCCGGCAACTTCGCCAAGACCTCCGGCATCGCTGTCACGGGCGGCAGCACGGTCGTCTACTGGAACGTCGGGACCGGCGGCACGAGCGGCACCGCAGCGGCGGTGGGCAATGCGGGCGGCCAGTCCTGGGCGCGCGTCGGCACCAATGCGGCGCCGACCAGCACCACGGACGGCGCCCTTGCATCGGGCGGTAACGCCGGCGCCCAGAGCACATCCGGCACGGCGCAGCCCACGGCGCAGAGCACGGCAAGCGACGTCGGCACCATCAAGAACGCCGGCGGGCGCGCGGGCGCGGCCTCGGGCGGCGGATCGGCGACCGGCGGCGGTGGTGCGGCAGGCCCCGCCGGCGCGGGCGGCGATGCGGCAGCGGTCAGCACCGCAGCGGGCGGCCAGGGCGGCGCGTCGGCTGCTGGCACATCAGGGGGCGCAGGCGGCACCGCTGCCAACGGCACGGCCGGCACATCGGCGGAAGCCGGCGGCTCGGGCGGCGGCGGCTCCTACGGCAACACATCTGCCTTTGCGGGCGGTCAGGGCGGTGCGCCTGGCGCGGGCGGTGGCGGCGTCGTCACCAGCAGCACGGCGGCGGGCTCCGGCACAGGAGCCGGCGGGCGCGGTCAGGTCCGGCTCACCTACTACACGCTCACCCAGACGGCGGTCGCGCAGGGCAGCACCTTCACGGCCGCGGCATCGCTGATCGCCGGAACGGCATCAGGTCCGAACGGTGATGCCAGCGCGGGCGGCGCCACGCTCTCGGCGACGGCCAGTCTCACGGCAGGCGCGGCCACGGCGGCGAGCACCGCCGCGGGTGCGACGGTCACCGCCACCGCCTCCCTGGTGGCCGGTGCCGCCTCGGCGGACTACACGGCAGCCGGTGCGACGCTGATTGCGGCGGCCTCGCTCACCACGGGTGGGGTCACCGCGGCCTCTACCGCGGCAGGCGCCACCATCGCGGCGGCAGCATCGCTGACGGCCGGGGCCGCCTCGGCAGACAGCACGGCGGCTGGCTCCACCATCGCGGGCACGGCCAGCCTCGTCACCGGGGCGGCAAGCGCCGCCTCCTCTGCGGCGGGCGCCACCGTCACCGCCACGACTGCCTTCACGGCTGGCGCCGCCGCGGCAGGGCAGATTGCCGATGGCGTGACGCTCACGGCCACGGCATCGCTCGCCGCTGGGGCTACTACCGCGGAGAGCACCGCACCCGGCGCCACCCTCACAGGGGCCGCCGCGCTGGCCGTAGGGGCGGCGACAGCGGCGTCCACGGCGGCGGGGGCTACCCTCGCCGCATCCACCTCTCTGGCCGCTGGTGGGGCCTCCGCGGCGGCGAACGCGGCCGGTGCCACCCTCACCGCGGCGGCATCCCTGACCACGGGGGACGCGGCGGCCGATAGCACCGTCCCGGGGGTGACCTGGGGGGCCGCAGCATCCTTCATTGGCGGCGCCGCCACCGCATCGGTTCTCGTCCCCGGCGTCGTGCTTGTGGCCGAGCCGATCCTGATCCCGGGTGCGGCCATCGGGGGTGAGATCATCCCCGGCGCGACCCTGACCGCTCAAGCCTCGCTGATCCGAGGCCGCGCTGCGGCACAACCCTACGGGCGGCCCGCCAACACGGCGGCCTCCGCCCGGCCCGCTGGCACCGCAGCCGCAGAGCGGGGCTCCGGCACCGGTGCCGTCGCCCGGCCTGCCGGCACGGCCGCGACACCCCGCGGCGCCGGCGCGCCCGCCATCTATCGCCCGTGAGGTAGCCCATGCTCACCGTGATCACGCCGGCGCCGACGAAGGACCTGACGACGCTGGCGACCGTCAAGGCTGAGTTGCAGATCACGAGTTCGGCGCAGGACGACCACCTCACGCGGCTGATCAGCGAGGCGTCCGAGACGCTCGCCGAAGCCTGCAACCGGGTGTTTGGGCGCGAGACGGTCAAGCAGACCGAGCGCATCGACATTCCGGTGGGCTTCATCATCCTCGACCGGGACATCAACCCAGCCGTCACCTCCGTGACGGTCAACGGCACCGCGCTTGCACCGACCGAATACGAGCTGGACGAATACCGGCTCTACCGGATCATGAACGACCGCCGCTATGGCTGGTTCGCCTACTCCAAGGTGGAAATCACGTACCAGGCGGGGTTCACGCTGCTGACCGATCTGCCGCGCCCGCTGGAGCGGGCCTGCATTGATCTGGTCGTGAGCACGTATCAAGCGCGCGGGCGCGATGCGGGTGTCTCGCGCATCCAGACCGAGGGCGTGGGCGCCGTCAGCTACTTCGACATGAAGGACTGGCAGGGCGGCTTTCCGGCGAACGTGCAGGCCGTGGTGGACCGCTGGCGCCGGGTCCCGGTGTGATGGGCGCGCATCTCGACGCGCGCCGCCGGACGCTCGGGCAGATGGGGCGCCCCATGACGCTGCGGCGGCAACTCACCGTCAGTCCGCAGACCTACGCCGACCTCACCGTGCAGGGCTTCGACCGGGCCTTCCAGCCGCAGGAAATCCAGGGCGGCGTGCGGCAGGGCGACCGGCGCGTCGAAATCCTGAACGACGAACTTGCCGCCGCCGGCTGGCCGGCGCTCCGCGGCCAGGTGCTCCGCCTCGTGATCGACGGCACAACGGTTACAGTGGTGGATGCCTTCCCGCTCTACGAGGGCGCGACGCTGATAGGCCACTCGCTCTGGTGCAGGGGCGGCTAGGCCATGGCATCGCAGAGCGCCCGCGCCGCCATCCGCGCCTTCCTCGACGCCGCGCGCGCCGGGGCGCAGATCAGCGCGCCGCTCACCTACGAGAACGAGCCAAGCGCGCAGCCCGCCGATAGCGCCTGGGTCTATGTCCGCTTCCAAGGGCTGTTCTACGACCAGGCGAGCATCGGCGCCGGCGCGCCGACCGCGAACCGCTGGACCGAGGAAGGCAGCGTGATCTTCCACGTCCGCGTGCCGTCCTACTCCGGCACGGCAACCGCGGCGACGGTGGCAGAGGAAATCGCGGACGTGCTCCGCGGCGCGTGGCTTCAGCCGGCGAACATCCGGTTTCAGACGCTCTCCATCGGCGACGGCGAGATGGCCGACGAGGAAGGCAACTTCTGGCAACTCACCGTCCGCGCCGAGTGGCTGCGCGGCTGACCCTCCCAACTGCCCAATGGGATGAGCCATGACACCGAAAACGCAGACCAAGCGCACCTTCGAGGGGCTGCGCGCCGCTCTCTTTGAGGAACTTGACAAGGTTCGCAGCGGAGAGGCGGATTACCAGCGGTATTCGACGGTCGTGAAGATCGTCGGCCAAATCCACCTCGGCATCCTGACCGAGTTGAAGGTCCGCAAGACGCTCGGCGAGCCAGAGTTGGCCGAGAACATCCGGGGCATGCTCCCCGCGCCGGGAACCGACGGCTGACCCAGTGATCGTCCCTACCCATCACCATGCACAGCGCGGCACGCATTCAGCTGACGCGCTGCTGGAATGGCTGGCTGACAAATCCTGGACGCCGTTCTCGCGCGAGACCCTTGAGGCCGACCTTCGCCTCACGCCCAATGAGGGGCCGGGCCTGCTCCCGAAGCCCCATCTGGTCTGGACACGCGGGACAGATCGGGTCGCGGCTTCGACCGTGCGAACAAGCTATTGGCACGGCCCGGATCGGATGCGCGAACTAGGCTTTCGGCTACAGCGGCTGTTCGATCTGGGCGACGTCATCGAGTTCTTCCGGGATACGGTCGGCTTCCGATGCCGAGTATGCCGAGAGGTGACCGCGCGGAGCGGGCTCGCCGAGTTTCCGAGCATCTATGAACCGGACCGGGACGCGCTCTGCGCCATTTGCGCGAACCAGGTGAAGGATGCATTGCGCGGCGACAAGCGTGCCCGCGACGCCTTGGTGAAGATGCCCTGGCAGGTGCGGGCCGCCCGCGATGCGGTGCGGCGCCTCCTGGCGCCGGAGCGGCGGCTGACACGCGCCACGCGAGATGACCTGAAGACCATCGCCGAGGCGCTCGGTTTGCGCGACGGCGACTGCGCCCCCCACGCCCGAGAGAACTAGTCGCGGCGCCCGCGAGGGCGGCGTCGTGACGCATGGCTGCTGCCCGGCGGCCGTCATCGCCCTCCGTTTTCCATAAGGAGCGACGACGTGGACAGCAATCGCGTGCGCGTGGCCACCACAATCGAAGCCACGCTGGGCACAACCCCCGGCTCTGCGCGCATGCGCACCGCCCGCATCACCGGCGAGAGCCTGCGCTACACGCCGAGCTTTTTCCAGCCGGCGGAACTGCGCTCCGACCGCATGAACCAGGCGCCATCGAAGCAGAACGAGAGCGTCTCCGGCGGCGTCAACTTCGAGTTTTCCTTCCCGACCGACGCGACGTTCCTCTCGGACATGATCCGCTCGGCGATGTATTCGACGTGGGTGCTCACGCCGCAGCACTTCAACGACGGCACGGCGGATTCCGTCATCACGGACTACCAGTCCGGCACGGGCGTCTATACCGTCGTCGATCAGTCGGGCTCCGGCGGCTTTGCGGGCACCGCCTACAAGGTCGGGCATCTGGTGCAGGCCAGCGGCTTCACGGCCTCGAACAACAACCGCATCGCGCGCGTCTCCGCGTCCACCGCGACCTCCGTCACGGTGGCGACCGGCGGCACCACCGACACGGCGCCGGCCGCCGCCGCCATGCTCAAGGTCGTCGGCTTCCGCGGCGCGACCGGGGATATCACCGCATCCTCCACCGGTCTCGCTTCCACGGCGCTGGACTTCACCACGCTCGGCCTCGCGGTCGGCCAGTGGATCAAGATCGGCGGCACCGCAGCGGGCGAGCAGTTCGCCACCGCGGCGCTGAACGGCTGGGCGCGCATTACGGCCATCGCCGCGACCGCGCTCACGCTCGACCATCGCCCGGCCGGCTGGACCACCGACGCAGGCACCGGCAAGACGATCTCCGTCTGGTTCGGCGACTACATCCGCAACGGCACCACCCGGACCTCCTTCTCCATCGAGAAGGCGTTCCTCGGTCAGGCCACGCCGACCTACATCATCCACCGCGGCATGGTCGTGGATCGCTTCTCCCTCCAGGCGATCACGGACCAGGCGATCACGGGCTCGGCCGAGTTCATGGGCCTGACCGGCGCGGCCGGCACATCCGCCTATGGCACGACCTACGATGCCGCGACGACCGAGACGGTCCTGACCGGCAACGCGAGCGTCGGTCAGATCACCGTCGGCGGATCGTCCATGGCGTCGCCCAACTGGGCGCGGCAGCTCGACATCCAGATCCAGAACAACGTCCGCATGATCAACGCGCTCGGGAACATCGGCGCGGTGGAACTGGGCGTGGGCGAGATGGCGATGACGGGCACGCTGGCGACCTACTTCGGCGGCCTGTCCTACCTCACCGACCTGTTCGCCGCGGGGCAGACCACGATCACCAGCCGGGCGCAGACGACGCGCACGGCGGGCACGTCCGGCAAGGCCGTGGTCAAGACCATCCCGCAGGCGACCTTCACCGGCGGCGCGCCGAACGCGCAGGGCAAGAACCAGGACGTGCTGCTCTCCCTGCCGTTCTCCGCGTCCATCGACAGCGCGACCAACTGTCAGATGCAGTGGGACCGCCTGCCGTATTTCGAGCAATAGCAGCTTCGGCCTGGGCTTCGGCCCGGGCACGAGGGCGCCGCGCGGCGCGGGGCGGCGGCGTTGGGCAGCGCCGCCGCCTCTTTCCCGCCCATGCCCATCACAGGAACACAGCCCACAATGGCGAAGCTTGCCAGCTTCCGCATCAACTCGCGTGCCATCGAGGAAGGCGAATGGGTCGCCGCCGGCGACGAATGGGGCGACCTTGAAGTCAAGGTCCGCGGCTTCACCAACGCCTACCACGACGCGCGCAACGCCGCGATCCGCCGAGCCGCCGTGCCCTACGCCGGCCAGGCCGACCGCATCCCCTCGGCCATCGCCGACCGCATCGTCTGCGATTGCGTCATCAAGCACCTGTTCCTCGACGTGCGGAACCTCACGGGCGACGACGGCCAGCCCGTCACGCGCGAGCAGTTCGTGGAACTGATGCGCAACCCGGACTTCAAGCCGCTGGTCAACGCCGTGATCGTGGCTGCGGCCAAGGTGGGCCAGATCCGTGAGGCCGAGGCCGAGGCCGCGGAGGGAAACTCTGCGCGGCTCTCCGCCGGGCACTGAGCGGAGCGCCGCAGACTGCTGACTGGCTTGCCCGGATCGCGGAGGAAGACGCAACCGCGGCCGAGGCCATGGCCCATCTCGTGGAAGCCACGGCCGACGCAGAGGACGTGGACCCGGGCTTTGCCTGGATATGGCGCGCCTGGCAGCGCCTTTCCCTCGACCGCCGGCTGGTGGGCGTCGGCCTGTCCGGCGTGATGCCGCAGCGCATTCCGTGGACCACGCTCGCGGCCTGGTGCGAGTGGCACGGCCACTCGGCCGAAGACCTGGACCTGCTCGACCGCTGCACCGTCGCGATGGACCGCGTGTTCATCGAGTGGTGGCAGGAGCGGGCGCGGCAGAACACCCCCAACACAGGAGCTCCCCCATGAACACCGGCGATATGGTTCTGTCGTCCGCGACCCACGCGGCCATCTGGACGGGTGCCGCCCTTGAAGCCGTCCCCGACGCGCAGGCGTCGCTCGACTTCGAGCGCATGCACGTCACGGTCCGCGTGGGCGTGACGCCCGTGCTGCCGACAGGCCGGCTGATCCTGAATGCGCCGGACTTCGCCGGCTGGACGGGCAGCGTGTCCATCAGCGATGTCGGCACCGGCGTGGCGCGCGACGGGCGCGAGGACAATGCCAGCGAGGGCAGCGCGGCCTGACCTGAATGAGCGCCTCCGCCTTCGCGCGCACGGTGGATGTTTTCGCCGCGCAGAACCTCTCGCCGGCCGCGCTGTCGGCTCGGCTGGCGGAGACGGCGCGGGAGGATGTGGCGCGGCTGATTGCGTCGGGGCGGGCCTCGCCCCGCTACCGGCGCTTCGTGGATGGTGTGGAGGGCGCGCCCGAGACGGCGGTGAAGCCGGACGGGATGATCCTCTACCGCTTCGACTACATGGCCGAGGTCGCGGCCTTCGTTCTGTCGTTCCTGGAAGCGCGCGCGCCGAAGCGGACGGGCGAGTTCAGCAAGAGCTTCTACCTGGGGCTCGACGGAAAGTTCGTCCCGGCACGGTTCTTCAATCCGGCGACGATGGGCGATGTGCGCGAGATCGCGTGTGGGAACATGCAGCCGCAGGCGCGCATCGCGGACACTCAGATGGTCGGCACCAAGCGCGTCCGGTTCAGCGTGCCGCCCGGCATGTTCGAGGATGCGGCGCAGGCCGTGCGCAGCCGGTTCGGGAACATCGTCACGGCCAAGCGGGTCTACACGCTCCGCTGGCCGGGCCAGTACACGCTGCGCACCGGCAAGCGCGCGGGAAAGCCCGTCGAGAGCCCGGCCGTGGTCATCACGCGGAGGTAGTGCATGGCGACGGTCAGCCAGGTCACCGAGGCGGTCTATCGCGGGCGCTACGAGGACCAGATGTCCGCGGGCGCCAAGGCCGCGACCGAGGCGCTCAAGCAGAACACCGCCGCCGTCGTCGAGAACGAACAGAAGGTCACGGCCGCGACGCGCAGCGCGTCCACTTGGGTCAACAAGACCGACGAGGTGACGCGCGCCACGAAGTCGCTGGAAACGGCGCAGAAGCAGCTTGCGACGGCGCGCGAGACGCTGACCCGGGGCGTCGCCGCCGGCGAGGTCACGGACGCGCAGGCGGCGCGGGCCATCGCCGCCCTTGAGGCCAATGTCGCGAAGGCGCAGACGCGCGTGGCGGCCCTCTCCGCCGCCTACGGGCAGGCCACACCCGCCGTTACGGGCGCCGGGACCGCCATGGCGGCCTCGGCCGTCCATGCCGAGCGGCTTGCGAACCAGACGCAGCTCACCAGCCGCCAGATGGCGCAACTGGCGCCGCAGTTGAACGACATTGCCGTCCAGCTTGCCGGCGGGCAGTCGCCCTTCCTGATCATGATGCAGCAGGGCGGGCAGATCACGCCGATTTTCGGCGGCATCGGGGCGACGCTCCGCGCCTTTGCAGGCGCCCTCGGCACGGTGGGCCTCGCGGCCGTCGGCGCAGCGAGTGCCCTCGCCGTCATGTTCTCGGCGCTGAACACGCAGCAGAGCGCACTCGCGGAACTGCGCGGCAGCCTTCGCGCCGTCCCGGGCGACTATGCGGCGATGGCGCGCGAGGTTGAGGCATCGGCCCAGCGGCTTGCGGCATCGGTGCCCGGCCTCTCCCGCGCCGATGCGCGATCCTCCCTCGTCACGCTCAGCCAGGGCGCCGCTGCGGCCCGGCTGGGGTTCTCGGCCGGCGACCTGGAGCAGCTTGTTCGCTCCGGGCAGGACTTGGCCCGCGTCCTGGGCACGGACCTGGAGGACGCGATGCGCCGGCTGGCGCAGGGCATGCGCGACCCGGCGGCCATGGTCGCCGACCTCGCCCAGCGCGGCTTCCCGGGCTTCGATCAGGCGCTCCGGGCCAACGTCCAGCAGCTTATGGCCGAGGGCCGGGAGGTGCAGGCGGTCACGGCCGCCTTCGGGCCGCTGCGCGACCGTATCCAGGGCGCCGGGCAGGACGTGGGGCCGCTGGAACAGGCCACGCGCCGGCTCACGCAAGCCTGGGAGCAGTTCAAGCAGGCCATCGGGCCGACGCTGGTCAACGCGGCGACGGCGGTCCTCGACGTGTTCACGCGGCTGGCGTCCGTCTCGGGCGTCATCGCCGAGGCCATCGGCCGCATGGGCGGCTCGGAAGTCGTGCGGCTGATCGGCAGCCTTGTCGGCGGCGGCGCGCGCGCGGGGACGGCGACGAACCCCGGCGGCCCGGTGGGCGGCCTGCTTGCCGAGGCAGGCCAGATCGCGGGCCTCGATCCGGGCTTCCTCGCGATCATCCAGCGCATGGAGAACCGACAGCGAGCGGACGGCACGTGGCCGACCAGCCCAGCCGGCGCGGTTGGGCCGATGCAGGTCATGCCGGGCACCTTCGCCGAACTGGCAAGGCGCTATGGGCTTCCGGGCGATGTAGGGGACGAGCGATCCAATGTGATCGCGGGCGCGCTCTATCTGCGTGAGTTGATTGACCGCTTCAACGGCGACGTGCGGGCGGCCGTCGCCGCCTACAACGCAGGGCCGGGGCGGGTCGAGGGCGTGGCCGGCAACTTTGACCGGCTCCCAAGAGAGACGCGAGACTATCTGGCGCGGTTCGAGCCGCAGTGGGTCGTCACGCAATCCCCGGTCACGGGGCCGCTAAACCGGGGCCTGATCACCGCACCGGCGGCGCCGACCGCCACGCTCCCGCCCACCGTTGTCACCGCGCCGGCCCCAGGCGTCTCGCCGACCTCCACGGAAAGCGCTCTCGACCGCGCGCTGCGGCTTGCCAGCGGCGACCTGCCAGCCTTCGCGCCCGGCTCCTCCATCGAGGCGCAGCAGGCGGGCCTCGCCCGCGGCCTGCGCGAGATCGAGGAGGCGATGCGCGGCGTCGCGCAGGGCTCCGTCGAGTGGGATCGCCTTTCGGAAGGCGCGCGCCGCTTCCGCGAGCAGATCGCGAGCACCATCACGCCGGCTGAGCAGTTGGAGCGGCAGTTGCGCTTGCAAGGCGCCTCTGCCGGCATCGTGGAGCAGGCCCAGCGCACGCTCACGCAGCGCATGGCGGAATACGACGAGACGGTGCGCCGTTCCGGGCGCCCCGCCGACGCCGAGGCCCGCGCGCGCTACCAGGCCGAGCAAATCCGGCAGATCAACGCCGAACTCAGCGCCAGCATCACCCTCACCGAACGCGCCTCGACGGCTCAGGGGCGGATCGCCGACGCCTATCTCCGTTCCGAGCAGGCGGGGCGGCGTCAGGAACTCGTGGAGCGCGCGCTCCGCGAGGTGCGCAACCAGGGCGTCCTGACGCAGGATGAGCAGATCGCGCGCGTGAACCAGATGGTGGCGGCCCTAGAGCGCGAGCAGCGTGCGACGGCCAATCTCGCGGCGGCACAGCAGGCGGCCCGGTTGAATCGCGATGCCGATATTGCCTTGCGCGAGCGCGAACTGATTACCAGCCGCAACCGCGAAGTGGAAATGGCTGGCCTCAATGCGCAGCGGAACATCCTGAACCGTCCCGGCGGCACCCTGAACTCACCGGAGGCCCAGGCCGAGATTGCTGCCGCGCGAAACCTCGCCCGGATGCAGCAAGAGAACCAGCAGCTACAAAACTCCTGGAACGAACTGGCCAACGGCGCCGAGCGATCCTTCGACCGCATCGGCACCGCGATCACCGAGGCGATGGTGCAAGGCCGCATGAGCATGGCGAGCCTCGCCAACGTCGCGCGCGGCATCGTCTCGGAACTGATCCAGCAGTTCATGCGCCTCGCGATCCTGAACCCGATCCTGAACAGCCTCTTTGGCGGCAAGCGCGGGACGATGGGCGGCATCCTGGACCTGCTCGGCATGGGTGCCAGCGCCTATGCGGGCGGCGGCTGGGGCCAGGGGCAGATCATCTATTCCTCACCCATCGGCCCAGGCTACGCCCGCGGCGGCGCCTTCAACGCCGGCATGGAAATTCACCCCTTCGCCTATGGCGGCGTCGTGGACAGCACCCGCGTCGTGCCCATGGCCATGATGGGCGAGGCCGGGCCAGAGGCCATCATGCCGCTTCGTCGCGGCAAGGACGGCAAGCTCGGCGTCGCGTCCGACGGCGCGACCGCCGCGCCCGTGATCAACATGGGCGATATCCACGTCGAGGCGCCCGCCGACACCAAGGGCGCCGGCCCCGACGATCCCGCCGCCGCGGAACGCCTCGCCACCTGGATCGCCGGCCAGATCAAAGTCCAGGTCTACGAGGTGCTCACCAAGGAACTGCGCGGCGGCGGCGCCCTCTCCATGGCGCGCGCATAACGCCGCCTGCGCCCGCGACCCACGCACGCCCTGACGCTGGAGCCGCCCCCGCATGCCGATTGCCTACACCACCACAGGACGCGCGCTCACCTTCAACGAGCAGTGGGCCACCTTCACCCGCGCTGAGACGCACGCGCCGGACACCTGGCCGCGCTCCTATGGCGTGGGTGATTGGGTGGACTGCGGGCACAACCTCGATGGTTTCCAGACCGCCGCGCAAGCCTATGCGGAGGGCAGCCCCAACGGCTTCCGCTGGGGCATGGTGCCGCCCTTCGAGCACATGGCGACCTGGAAATGGCGGACGCTGATCGAGAACGAGGGCGTCGGCGGACGCACGCTCTGGGGCAACGGCGAGCAGCAGCTTTACGCGAACCTCGAACACCAGCGGCCGTGGAACACGACCAATCCGCGGTTCGGGACGCTCCCGCCCACGCATGAGCGGATGACAGACCCGACTGCGACAGGCGGGCACTATCTCAAGCTGCGCGGGCACCGCTTCCCGGCGGCCCAGACCGGGTATCCGTATTACAACGCCGATCCCCTCGCTGGGCACAAATACATCTCGGGCATGATCAACGGCTTTCGTGCCATCGAGCGTCAGTATGGCATGTGGGAGGGGCGGTTTCGCTTCAAGGCCGCGCACGCGATTTGGCCTGCCTTCTGGCTGATGCCGGCGGACGGCATCCAGGTCTCGCCGGGACGCTGGCCGCCCGAAATCGACATCTTCGAGTGGATTCCCTACATCCACGATCTCGGGCAATACGTGGGCTCCCCGTGGGCGGGACGCAGCCGCTTCAACATCGGCATCCTGACGCGGAGCACCGACATTGGCGGGCTCGGCGGCTTCTACGGCAATGATCCGGGCGAGTTCGCTGGCACGCAGCCCGCGACGGTCGGGCTCGACGACAATCAGTGGCACCACTTCGGCTGCCTGATCACGCCGACCAAGCTCGCGATCTACCTCAACTATGTGAACATCTACGAGTGCGACACGCCCGAAAGCTACAAGGTGTCGTACGAGTATCCCGGCCAGCCGCGCTGGTGGTTCCCCATCGTGAACATCGCCATCGGTTCGCACCACGGCGACAGTTGGGCGTCACGGGTGGACAAGGATGTCACCACGCCTGACCTCGTTGAGCTTGATATCGACTGGATCAAGCACTGGGACGCGACGGCGGCCGAGGGTGGCCCCTACTTCACCGGCCACAACAGCAATGGCCCCATCGTCATCGCGCATGGCGGCGTGCTGACGCCGAACGGCACGCCCGAGAACCCCGGCGGCGGCGGCGCGGGCAGCACCGGCGGAACACCCGTCAACATCTCGGTCGGCACCGGCCCCAAGACGCTCGTCCTCAAGATCAGCCAGGACTTCTACCTGCAAGACGCGCAGTATTCCGTCGCGGTGGATGGCGTGCAGATCGGCGGCGTGCTCTCCGCGAGCGCGCGCAACGGCAGCGGCCAGGACACGCTGACGATCTTCGGTAACTGGGCGCCTGGCGCGCATACGCTCACGGTGACCTTCCTGAATGACGCCTTTGTTGCGGGCGTCGGCGACAGCAACCTCATTATTCATAGCGCCACCTACCAGGGCTCGGCTATCGGCGGCGCAGCGCAGACGATCTGGAGCGCGGGCTCCGTGGACATCGCATTCACCGATGCCGGCGATCCGGTCGTCGCCGGCACGCTGGTCGCCCCGGAACTCGGCTCGACCGTCAACAGCGGCGCCGCGATCAACGCGAACCTCAAGCACTACTTCATCCCGGCCCTGTCACGCCCCGCGGTCCAGATCGCCCAGCTTGCGGCAGGTGGATCGAACGCCCCGCTCTCCTTCGGGACGCTGAACATCGACGCGCAGTTCATGCGGCCCTACTCGACCACGGGCCTGACGCTCGCCTTCGAGGACGACTTCAACACCGATCACACCATCAGCGGCGTAACCCGGCCGATCAACTGGAACAGCGCCGCGCCCATCAAGGGCGTGACCGCGGGCTGGGACGGCGCTTGGCCTCGCCCGGGCTACACGGGCAAGTGGTGCACGCGCATCCAGGACGGCGTGCGCTTCTATCCCGGCAGCTACGAATACAACGCCGATCCGGACCATGGGCAGAACC